GAAGGCGCGTCGCCGGTGGCGCCCGCCGTGCCATGGCTCACGACAAACTCGGCTGAATCGTAGCCGCGAATATCGAGAACCGGGCTCAGTGACCCGTTGGCGATACCGGAAGTCCCGATCGCCTGCGGGAAGATTGCGCGGAGAACGCGCAAGTTGCTGTGAATATCACGCATGGTGATTTTCCTTTTAGAAAGATGATTGAGGGGAATGGGCGCGACCGAAGCCGCGCCCGAGCGCCTTACGACGTGCCGAATTTCAGCAGCTTGTAAGCCTCGTAGTTCACGACGCCGCCACCAGTCCGCTTCGTGGTATAGAAGATCACGTAGGGCTTGGAGGTGTAAGGGTCGCGAAGTACGCGGATGCCGGTGCGGTCCACGATCTGATAGGCGGCGCGGAAATCACCGAAAGCCATGGAGTAGCTGTTCGCCGCAACGGTCGGAACATCTTCCATGCGCGAGATCGGATAGCCGAGGATCGATTCCGGCTGGCCGGCCTGGAGGCCAGGCTGCCAGAGATACTGCCCCATGCCATCCTTGAACTTGCGCACAAGGGTGATGACCGAGCGCCGCGTTACCCAGCGTGCATTCGGCAGGTAGGCGTTCTTCAGAAGGCCCACCAGGTTGATGAGGTTGTCTGCCGGGTTTGTCGCCGCGAAGCCCGCCGAAGTGCCGGTCGGATAATAACCAACCGTGCCCCAAGTTACGCCGGAACCAGTATCCGAAGCCGGGGTAACACCCGAAATCAGACCCTTGATCTTGCCCGCAGCGCCGGTGATGAACTCGGCATTCTCGAAGCGAGCAAACTTGTCCGCAACCTTGGCGGCAAGCCAGCCTTCGATGTCAACGCTCGCGTCATCGAGAAGCTGCTGCGTGGTCTTGGGCTGTGTATCGATCCAGAAGACCGGGATGCGCCATTTGCCAACTTGCGGCGTGGTGGTATCGCTACCAACCGCCTGTTCGCCGGCATAACCTGCCCCGGCTTCTCCGAGGTCTTCAATGCCTTCGAGCGCATCTGTTCCGATAGACTGGATCGAAGCTATCTGGCGCATTTCCGAGGTCTCGTAGACCTTCGTTACCATGCGGCCCGAAAGGTCCGGCGTCACAAAGTACCCGCCATCCGGGTCGGAGCCGACCTGCATGGTCTTCTTGTCGAAATGCTCGCCATCCTCGCCATGACGCAGCCAGGACTTGAATCCCTGGTCATATGCTTCATAGCCCTTCTGGTCGAGGTCAGTGAAGCCGCGGCCACGCGCGCCATTGACGGAACGCATGGTGTCATTGAAGGACTTAAGTTCCTTCTCGGCTTCCTCGCCAGCCTTGCCGTTGCCAGGACGCGAGAGACGAAGCTCAAGCGCCTCGCGCTCTTTCTTCTCCGTATCGAGGCGCTTTTCAAGGACCGCCTTGGCTTCGACTTCCTTGTCGAGAGCGTCGCTGATCTTGCTGATCTTATCTTCAAGAACAACGTCCGCCGATCCCTTCTTTTCAAGTTCCTTCAAGCGGGCATCGTTCGCCTTCTTGAATTCCTCGAATGCGGTAGCGGTCTGATCTGCGGCCGACTTGATCTCCTTCAGGAGTTCAGCCGAATCCGCTTCCTTGCGCTCAAACTTGTGAGCGGGAATGTGCATCGTCATTGTGATGGTATCCTGCTTAACGCAGGGCTGTTGAAGCCTTGCGCATGGACATGAGCGCATCTCGCACGTCGTCACGACGCGGCGGCTCGGGTCGCTCTCCATCACGGAGAACCAAGTTGCGGGCGATGCTCGTCGCGAGCTTCGCTTCGCGGTTCGACAGCCCACCATCGCGGTAGGCCCGCTCCCATGCGGGAGCGTCGAATTCTGACTTAACGCCGGTAAGCTGGGCTTCCGGCATCATCGGGAAGGTAACGAGAGAAATCTCCATGAGATCGACCGACTTAAGGCGGCGCGCCCCGGTCTTGCGATCAATATCGGCCTGCTTGGTGACAAAGCCGATTGATAGCCCGCTTACAGCTCCGCGCTTCAAAAGCGCATGGGCCGTAGCGGCTTGCGGAACGTCCAGGATCAATTCGCCCTTGACCTTCAAGCCCTTGTCGTTTTCGGTCAGCCCAGTCCAAACCCCGATGGGATTGCGCGAGTCGTGCTGCCACAGCATCGGAAGCGGCTTGTCTTTGCGCTTCAGTTCGGCAATCGACTTCGAAAAGGCGCCAGGCAAAACGATGTCGCCGCCAAGATCAACAAGATTGAACACCGATCCGTAGCCCTCAAGCGTGCCCGCCGTATCGCCTTGCAACAGTTTGAATTCGCAGGCCACGTCATAGTGATCACTGCCAGCATATTCCTTAAGCTGGAGGAGCATTTGTTTCTCCGGTGCCCGTGCTTGGGGCAGTCTGCGGATAAAAGAGCTTGTCAGCATTTGCATCATCGCTGCGCTCCATATCCTCAAGTTCCCTGACATCGTTTGGCGTCAGCCATGCGGGATGCCCGCCAGCCCCAAGCCCCTGTGCATAGAATTGACCGCGATCATTTGCGGCGCCGCGCATCAGCGCGTTGGGGTTGAACTTTGTGTAGTAACCGTCCGCGCGATCCTCAGGCGTCAGCAGATTTGCATCCGCCGACTGCTCAAGCCGCTGATACCATGGCATGAGAGTATGAGTTACATGCGCGAGGAAGAACTGTTCTGCGCTGGCAAAGGTCGGCGCCTGGTCTCCGGCATGTCCAATCATGATCGGCATGACGCGAAAGCCGCGACAGATTTCCCCAATTTGATGGTCCCTGGTTTCGAGATGCTGGGCATCGACGCCCGTCATCTGCATTGCCTTGAAATCAGCATCAAGATCCAAAACAAGCGGCTTGTTCTCACGGTCCCCGCCGACGGCATGACGATCAAGCCACTTAGCCAAATCCTCAAACTTATCCATTCCATGAGCTTGCTTCAGCGAAAGAAGCCCCGACACTTTCGCGCCGTTTTTGTGATACGTCGCGTGCGCCTCTTCCGTTGCAATCGAAAGCCCGATCGCCTCGCGAAGCAGCTTGACGGCTTCCATGCCCATCCAGCCGTTCCATGACGGGCCTCGAATGTGCCAGATTGTCCCTTCAGGGAATATCTGTTCGGTGCCATCATCGGCGCGAACGCGATATTCCAGCGTCTCGTCTTCCCTCTTCCGAACCGTAACGCGGCCCGGCTCAATGATAACCAGTTCGCGCAACTCGCGCCCAATGCCGACACGCCCCGGAAACACAAAGGCGTTGCTGCAAAGAATCGTATGGAACGCCAGCGTCTCGCGAAACTCAAACGAGGTCTGCCAGCGGTTCGGCCTGATGCTGATCAACGGGTGCAGCGGGTGATCGCTTGCCACGACGCGAGATCCATCAACGTCACGATAGACGCGCCACGGAACCTGGGCAATGCCCTCTGCGATGACCTTGCAGCACGCCAGAACTGTCGCGACCTCAAGTGCCCGCTGGGTGTTTACAGTGACGCCGCTCTTTGCCGTGCGCCCACCATAAACCTCGCGGAATATGTCGAGCGACGATTTCCTGCTGTAGCCCGACAGCGTATCCAGCCGGGCTGCCAGTCGTGTCCAGAAGTTCACGGCTAGGCCATCCAGAAGGATTTGACAGGCTCTTTAGCGCGATCTTTTGCCTTCAGCCCCTTTACCATGGATAGCGCCACGGCCCCGTCTATGCGGAACTTGGCGGCTTCCTTGTCGAGCTTGCGATTTCCAGCCGGGTCCATCGTCGCCACCGCGTTTGCTATGTTCCAGTTAAGTATCGGGCTTGACGGATGAATGAGCTTTCTTTCGAGGACAGAGAACTCGAGAGCATCTATAGCCGGGGCCATGTCACGGTAGCCTTGGCCCCACGGGACCAATCTCAATCCGGCGCCTGGCTTTTGATTTTCACCGCCCTTGTCCTCCCAAGCTTGGAGCCCAATGCGGTCGAACTCGCGCAAGATGTCGGCTATCCGCCAACGATCATACGCAAGACCAAGAACCTTGAACCGATTGCAGAGTTCGGCAATTCTCGTAACGATAACCGCCGGATCAATCGACTTGCCCGGCGAGACTTCGAGCCAGCCGTCTTTGCGCCATTGTTCATAGCGCGCTGAGTTGTGCCCAAAATCCCGGTTGCTATGTTCCGCTAGAAGCTGTTCCGGTTTCCAGAAGAATGGTTTGATCTTGGTCGGGTCGGATGCCGACGCCATAAGAAGCGCGGTTAAGTCTACGATGGCCGACATATCAAGGGCTAAGTAGATTTCCTCGCCGTCATCAAAGCCACA